ATTGCACTGGATGCGGCTACAGCTGTTCGTACGATTGTTCGGGATGCTCCGGAACATGTTCGGGGTACTGTACCGGATGCGACAACAGATGCACAGCATCATGTTCGACATCATGCACCGGATGCTCTGGTTGCAGTTCGTGCGGAAGTTCATGCGGATCCGAATGTACATCTTCATGCATGGGAGGATGCGCAGAATCGTGCTCAAATAGCTGTTCTACGATTTGCGGAGGATGCAGTACTTCATGCTCGTCAAATTGTTCTACTAATTGCGGAAATACATGCAAAGATACATGCTATGGGCAAGTTTCATCTACAGTAAAATGACCGACTTGGTCATTTTTGAAAAACAGGAGGAAGAAAAATGAAGTTAGTTTTAAAAAATAAACAGGAAATAGAAATAGCAGGAATGAACAATTCATTCTCGTTTGAAAAATTTAAGGATGGAAAAGGAAATGAATTAAACTACAACAGTCTCATCACCATGTATGTAGGAGAGAATGAAACTTTTGAATCAGTCAAGAAAAAATTATCAGACGGAAACGATTCGGAGTTTACGTTGACTGTTGGAAAAACAAAAAGGGACTTCCCAGGATGGAAAGTGGACGTGATTACAGAGGATCTGTCAGACAGAGGAAGCGTGATCACAATAAAACTTGGAGCAATCTAAAGAAGGGAGAAACTATGAGAAAGATAATTGTAGAAATCGAAAGAGAAAAAGCAGAATACATTGAAAGATTAAACTTTGAACTGGGATTTGCAAAAGATGTTATCCAGAGAATCATTGAATCACATCCGAACGATCCGGATGTGATCAATTCCGAAGCATTTAAAGCATATCAAAAAAAAGGAGCAGAGCTGGAAGCGGAGTACAAACTGGCAGTTCAGGAAATTGAAAAGTTGTATATACCGGGAGCAATAAAGAAGCATAAATATAATTGGATGCTTCCGAACAATTCGACAAAACTTGAAATTAGCATAATGTGCAATTGCGAAATCGAAGGTGTTGAAAATGAAAAGAACTGAGCAGTACACGGAACAATTAAGTAGATTATATCCGGAACTTCATCAGGCAGATGAAAAAGAAAGAATCTTAACACAAACAGTCACCTTCCAGGTGACTGATGACTGCAATCTGGCGTGCACATACTGCTATCAGATTAAAAAAGGAAAACGCAAAATGAGCCTTGAAACGGCTGAGAAAATGATAGATTTACTGTTAACCGGAGAAAAAGGGATGAAAGATTATATCAACCCCCATAAATCTCCAGGATTAATCATTGATTTCATTGGCGGTGAGCCATTATTGGAAGCAAAATTAATAGACCAGATATGCTCATATGCAATTGGTAGAATGATAGAACTTAATCATCCGTGGCTTGATAAGACGATGTTCTCTATATGTTCAAACGGAACATTATATCATGATCCAGAGGTCAGGAAAGTGCTTGATAAATGGAAGAACAGATTGTCTTTCTCAGTCACAGTTGACGGGAATCAAGAACTGCATGATTCTTGCCGCATATTCCCAGATGGAAGCCCTTCGTATGACTTGGCAGTATCCGCGGCAAAAGATTGGATGGACAAAGGGAATTACATGGGTTCGAAGATCACCATTGCACCGGCTAATGTAATGCATACATACGATGCAATTATTCATATGTTCGAGCTGGGATACAATGAAATCAACGCGAACTGTGTATACGAGGACGGATGGAAGCCAATTCATGCAACCGTCCTATATAACGAAATGAAGCGTCTCGCAGACTACATCCTGGAAAACAATATGGATTTCGAAAATGATTATTATTGTTCGCTGTTTGAAGAGGAGTTCTTCCATCCAAAACAGGAGGATGATCTTGAAAACTGGTGTGGAGGAAACGGAGTGATGCTGGCCGTAGATCCGGCAGGAATTATATATCCGTGTTTGCGCTACATGGAAAGCTCTCTGGGAAATCAACAGGAACCTTATTCGATCGGAGATGTAGATTCCGGAATCTGTCAGACGGAATGCGACAGATGCCGCGTAGAGCGTTTGAAAAAAATTGACAGGAGAACACAGAGCACAGACGAGTGCTTTAACTGCCCTATCGCAGAGGGATGCAGCTGGTGCACTGCATACAATTACCAGATATTTGGCACGCCCGATGCACGGGCAACATATATTTGCATTATGCACAAAGCAAGAGCACTGGCGAATGCTTACTTCTGGAACAGATATTACAGAAAAAATAAAATCAATAAAAGAATGAAACTATACATCCCGAAAGAATGGGCGTTGGATATTATCACGGAAAAAGAATGGAATTTGCTAAAGAGGGAGGCAGAAGAGGAATAATATAATCACTGCTGTTTTTTCAGAAACAGAAACAAATATTCGGGCCGAAACAGCGTGGCAGTATGATTACGGACAGATTCTTCGGATTCAGGGCTTAAATCTTCCAAGGGCAGTAGAAATGCATTTCTCGCTGGAAGAAACAGGTGGAACATCTGTAACAAGAATCGGGACAGTAAGAGATTCCGTAATAGACGTTCCAATTCCGGATGCTATGCTGGAAAACGAGGAAAATGATCAGAATTATAAAATATATGCATTTGTATATTTGGCTGGAAATGGATCTGGAAATACGGAATATAAAATAACAATTCCAGTAAAAGCAAGACCTAAGCCAGAAATTCCCGGAACACCGGAAAAGCCGGAACTTTTCAGAGAGACCATTGAAACTGTGAATGCAGCAGCTGAAAAAGCGGAGATGGCACAAAAACAGGCAGAAACCTGGGCACATGGACATGAAAGTTATCCAGAGCGTGATACAGATAATGCAAAATATTACGCTGAACAGGCAAAGAAAGAGGCTGCATCTATTCCCGGCAGAGTAGAAGAGGGAAAGAAAGACATTGATAATTATGTCCACCAGAAAGAAACTGAACTTAAAGGCGAAACCGGAAACGTCCATTTTGCCGCCTTTAAGGTTGTAAAGGGCAGACTCAAAATGTATTCTGATCCAACCGTAGATAAGATGCGTTTTAGCAGAAAAAGAAGCCGATTGAAATACAGATTAAAATTTTAAGGAGAAGAAAAATGAGCACGACAGAGAACAACTATCAAGAAACAGATCTCGGAAACGTCTCCTTGAATCCAAGAGGAGAGTACGATCCAGGAGCATCCTACGAATATCTTGACACAGTAAGTTATCAAGGCGGCTCCTATACGTGCCTGGCGGAGCTGGGAACTACCATCACCGGCATAGCTCCGGATCCGGGACGCAACACAGATGCATGGCAGATGCTCACTCTTCCGGGAGATCTTAAACCAGAGTACGTTGCAATGCATGATGATACGGTTAATCGCGCACGGCAGGCAGAATCTTCAAGGCTTGCCGCAGAACTCGCTCAGCAGGCCGCAGAGGACGCACAGGCGGACATACAGCAGTTACATACCGATACACGCCAGGCGGCAACAGAAGCTGGTCAGAGCCGCGACAGCGCAGCCGGTTATGCTCAGTCTGCAGACGCATCCAGAAAAGCGGCAGCAGAGTCAGAGCAGAATATCAATGCACAGGTTACTGGTTTTGATACCAAGGTGTCCGAATCGGTCACCCAGGCACAGGAAGAAATTGCCACCACAAGGCAGCAGGCAATCCAGGCTGTAGCGAGCCAGCAGGTTACATCCATCCAGGCAGTAAAAGACCAGACAGCATCCTATATTATAGAAAAAGAAACATCTGCTAAGACAGAAATTGGAAACTGCACTTCGGAGAAGATCGCAGAGATCAATAAAAAAGTATCTGAAGCAAACACAACACTGGCGAACACAATCGCAGACGGAACGTCTCTCAAAACACAGCTGGAAACAACCATTTCCACAGCGGACACAAGCAAGAAAGACTTAGATGCTTCCAACACGGCAGCAGGCAAAACCAAAACTGCCCTGGATACATCAAACACAACAGCAACCAAAACAAAAACAGATCTGGATGCAACAAATAAGACCGCAACAAGCCTGGATACATCTCTGGGGACCAAAATTACAGAGGGAACACAGCTGCAAGAAGATCTCCAGGAAACCGGAGAGACTGCGGTAATCAACATTCAGGCAGAAGCAAATAAACAGATCCAGAATATTACTGCTGCTGGCGGAGGAATTGAAAACGCATTATCAAACTTTTTTGCCCTCCGCAGGACTGGAAAAGTATATACAACGAGAATCTACAAGTATGACACTTCTACCAGTCCAACAGGCGTGAAACTGAATGACAACGAGGGACTTGTGAGAAAACCGTCTACAAATACTGTGATCGGGCAGGACGATTACAGAGAGATTGGCGTATTCATGCACTTTCCATGTAATTTTACCGTAGATAATAAAGGCTTTAACCATGTAACTGCACTGCAGGGGCAACCGGATTTTAGGAAAACTGGAAAGGTGGATGTCGGAGAGGTCACAATGTCCGCATGGGTTGGAATCACAGACAATCCGGAGTATGTAGATTATCATTATTCAGACAGTCCGAACGAAGCCCTTGGCCTTAGACCAATGGGAGAGTCAATTAATCCAGACGGAACAATTTCACCTTTTATGATCCACGGAAAATACGGAGCCGGAGACATTGATGGAGTGCCGTACAGCTCCGCTGGATTGATTCTGGCAAGCGGAAGCCAGAAAGGAGGAAAACCAGTATCACACACAGGGCTGATCGCATACATGAGAAAGAAAGGCTCAATGTACGTGGGAACAACAAACTGGGATCTCTTTTACAAACAGCTCATGATGATTATTTTATATGCAACAACGAACAGCCGAAGCGTTATGGCTGGATGCAATTCTTATTCAATGCAGGAAATGGCAGCAGTTGCAGAAACCGGAGTAACAAGAGTGATTCTCCCAAAAGCAAAAGCAAACAATTATATTGTTGGGTCTTATGTATCTGTCGGGGATATTGGTTCAAATACAAATAAAGACAGATATTACGCATACATGCGCAATCTTGCATATGACATTAAGATCTTGAAGATCGAACCGGTAGACGATACAAATTCTGCAATATATTTGGATACAGAACCATTCAACACGACATTGACAACCTGCATCTCAACAATGCCGTGGCGGACCGGCTCAACTGACAGCGTGCTTGGATCAGACGGATCACCGTTCTCAAATACAGATAATAAGAATCCATTTAAGATCCAGGGAATCGAAACCGGATACGGGGCTTATGAAGTTCTCAGCAATGTATTTATGGATATTGTTACAGATGAAGACGGAACACCAAAGAGAGACGTATATATCTGTATGGACGCGTCACTGCTTACAACAGATATGAATGCAGCAAAGACACGATATAAGAAAGTAGCGGCTCAGGTAACATACACTGCAGCATCCTGGAAATACATCTCAAAATGCTTTGTTGATCCAGCCCTGGGAATCATGGTACCGACGGAAACAAAAGCCGGAAGTACAACAGGATTCTGCAACGGACTGTATACAGATGAAAGTACAAGTGGACAAAGAGAATGGTTGTCCCTGGGCTCTCTGGGCTCTGGCACGGTTTGCGGCCTCTGGGTTCTGAATGCGAGCAATGGCGTTGGCAATGCGAGCTGGAATATCGTCTCCGGCGTTTCACCGAACGGCACGCGGGGTGAATGGCAGGCGGCAGCCTGACAGAGGGGCCGTCCCCTCTATGTAACTGACAACTAATCAACTGTGAAAAGCAGAATAGCAATAAATTACGGACTTGTAACACGAGGTAGCGGTTCCTGTTCCCTGGTTGTCCCTGGGCAATCTGAACAATGGCACGATTTACGGCCTCTGGATTCTGAATGCGAACAATGGCGTTGGCAATGCGAACTGGAATATCGTCTCCGGATTTTCTTGAAAATGACTTGATATTTGTGTTACATTTCGCTCCGCAGGACGGAGCCTGCAACAGCAGCGTGGGGCATCACCGAAATTTGATTGAAGCCGAACCTTGTGATCGGGAGTATAGGAGCCTGGGACAAGGACCATGAATGCAGTTGATTCATGCGTGGGGTGAGTAAAAAAACCGAAAACCCCTTATATCAAGAAACGAATGAAACGGTATTGTAAAAATATAACATTAGATCAGAACTTTATAACCGCATGTATCTATGAATGCCTGAGCGATAAATGGAACCGTATGGATACAGCCCGATTTCTGGCAAACTATACGAATATTATTACAGCCAGGCAGATACACAGGATTATAAAAGAAAACTTTAAAGACTGGTTACATAATTTAGTCTGCACAGCAGCGGCAGGAATGGAAGAAGAAATAAAACTCAGAAAAGTATCTTTTGATCCTATAAAGACAAGCGCAAGGCTGGATGGAAATTCAGGGAAAGTAAGAGATATAGGTGTTGAGTGCATAAAACAGCAGATATACGATTATGTAGCCACAAACGGCTTAAAAGAATTATTTGTAAGAAAAGTAGGAACTTATCAATGTGCGAGCATTCCAGGGAGAGGACAGATCTATGGAAAAGAAGCAATTGAAAATTGGATCCGCAAGAATCCGGGCAAGACCAGAGTAGCAGCAAAGGGAGATGTCCGGAAATGCTATCCATCCATCAACAGGAGAAAATTGAAAAGAATGTTAGAGAAGCAGGTCAGAAATGAGGACCTGCTTTATTTGACTTTTGTTTTAATTGACTCATTCGATCAGGGACTGTCAATTGGATCATACTTGAGCCAATGGCTCTGCAATTATTATCTGAGCGCAGCTTATCATTATGCTGCTGAAAAGCTGTTCAAGAGGAAGAAACACCGAGACGGAACAATAGAAGAAATCAGGCTGATTAATCATGTCTTGTTCTACATGGACGATTTCCTACTGATTGGAAGCAGAAAGGCAGACGTAAGAAAAGCAATGAAGCTTTTGGTTAAGTACATGAATGAGTATTTAGATCTGACGGTAAAACCAGATTGGAAGTTGTTCCAGATTGACTGGATAGATAAGAACGGAAAACATCATGGAGAGCCTATTGACATGATGGGGTTCAAAATATACCGGGACCACACAGAAGTAAGAAGAAGCATTTTTCTGAGAGGACGCAGGGCATTTGTGAAAGCTGGGAAGTATGTGGAGAAAGGAAAAGCGATACCATTAGATCTTGCGTACCGGTGTATAGCATATTACGGATGGGTCAAACATTCTGGCTCTGAATATTTCAGAGAGAAATATAACGTAGACAAGATATTTGAGAAAGCGAAAAGGAGGGTGAGCCGTGAAAGCAAGATTTACAGAAAAACAGAACCCTGTAACCTGGAATACGCTGCCTGACGGAAAAGTAGATGTAATGATCTGCCTGAATGAAAATACCGTAACAGAGACTTATTCAGGTGGAGATCCGGAGAATCCGGAACACATCGAACAGACAGTGTATGAATATGATTTCAACCAGTTCCGGGAAGACCAGAAAAAGATTTCAGAGGAGACTGTAAGAGCGTCCCCAGGAAAATATTTGAAATACATTCCAGCAACAGAAAAAAGCACAGAACAGTTATTGGCAGAGCAGTCCGAACAGATTGAGATGTTAAAAGACTGTTTGCTGGAAATGAGTGAACAGGTTTATGCGTAGAAACTTAATTATAATGCTATTGAGCAAAGGAGACAAAGAAATGATGGCGAAGTTATGGGCTACTGAAATTTTAAGCAAAGATACTATTGAAGAAGCAAAAGAGGAGTACAACAGAGTACCGAGACTCTTAAAAGAAAAAGTAAAAAAATTACTCATTGATGCAGGTATGGAGGAAATCGTTGAAGAATGACAAAGCTGCAGATCATAAGCAGACTCTGGTCAACGATTTACGATTTGAAGTTAAAACAGAAATCAGAGGCGGAGATTGACCAAGATCTTGATATTCTGGAATACGAATGTCGTAAATATGCAGATGTAGACGACGAGGAAATAGAGATGGACAATGAAGTAATTACACGGGCAGAGCATGAGGAGTTCAGAAAACGAATAGAAGCAGAAGACAATCGCCAAAATAGACGCATTGAAATCATGGAGAATAGCGTCCAGCAGCTCCAGGAGTTAGTTGCTTCGGTTCAGACACTTGCAACAAACATGGAAAACATGGTAAAGGAGCAGGGACAACAGAGCGCCAGACTGGAAGCACTGGAAGCGAGGGACGGGGAAAAGTGGCGGACAGTAACAAGTTACTTATTAACAGCTATATTAGGTATTGCAGTTGGAATTATTGCAAAACAGTTTGGATTATAAGGAGGAGCAAAATGTTTAAAAATTGCGTATTTAAGCCAAGCGTAGACACAGTGAAATGGTGGAAGAAAGCAGGAATCAGAGCAGTAAAGACAATGGCACAGACTGCAGTGGGCGTGATCGGAGCCGGAAGTGTAATCTCTGCAGTGGACTGGAAGATGGTTGTATCATCTGCAGTAGTGGCCGGAGTTGTAAGTCTGCTCACAAGCGTCGCAGGAATCCCGGAAGTAGAGGCGGACGAAAACCTGAACAACTTGTTTTCTGATGGAACAAAATAATTTTGCACAGCCCGGTATAATGCCGGGCTTTTCCTGGAGGTAAACATGGAAATCAAAGGAATTGACGTTTCCGCCTGGCAGAAAAATATCAACTGGGAAACAGCCGCGAATTACGGTATGGGGTTCGCTATTCTCCGGATCACAGAAGCCGGGAACGTTACAGATAAATATTTTGAAAAAAATTATGAAGCGTGCCAGGAGCATAACATTCCAACAGGAGTATATAAATACTCTTATGCAATGACAATCCCAGAGATTGAGTCAGAGGCACAGAAAATTATTTCTGTATTAGCTGGACGGAAATTGCAATTTCCAGTCTGGTTAGATCTTGAGTGGAACAATCAGAGAGCACTTGGAGCTGAAAGTCTCCACAAAATGACAGAAGCATTTGAAAAGATTATTGTTAAGGCAGGGTATAAGTTCGGAATCTATTGCAATGTAGACTGGTACGAAAATGTAATATGTAGCCATTTGAAAAAGTATGAATTTTGGGTAGCACGCTATCCACAAAACGATAATGGAACCTTACAGGAACGACTCCGGCCGGACTTTGGTGTGGGCTGGCAGTATTCCAGCAAAGCGAAGATACCAGGCATCAGCGGAACTGTAGACAGAAATGTGTTCTATAAAGACTATGCAGAAAGCAAAAAGCAGGAGGGAGGAACAGACGTGGACAAGGCAATTGAAAAAGTTATTCTAATTGCGAAAAATGAAGAAGGTTATCTTGAAAAGAAAAGTAACAACCAGCTTGATGACAAAACAGCAAATGCAGGATCCGCAAATTATACAAAATATTGGCGAGACATTAAGCCGGATTATCAAGGGCAGCCATGGTGCGCAGCGTTTATCTCTTGGTGTTTCATGAAAGCTTTTGGCCTGGATAATGCAAAGAAACTCTTGAAACACTGGCCTTACGTGTACTGTCCAACGCTGGGAAAACTGTTTACCCGGAACGCAAACCCGAAAATTGGTGATGTTGTTATCTTTTATCATAACGGGATGTTCACTCATACTGGACTGGTTACTGCAGTAATCGGGGATAGATTTTACACAATAGAGGGTAATACTTCCGGTGCATCCGGTATTATCTCAAATGGTGGTGGTGTATGCGCTAAAAGTTATCTTAACAGTCAGATGCCCGGAACTAAGTTCTGCACACCAGACTATAGCATTGTGTCTAATGCAGTGAATAAACCATCTGACATTAATAAAATACCATCCAATACGATACAAACAGGAGAGAAATATATGTTTAACCCAGAGACAGTAAAAGCAGGAGATAAAAACACATCTGTGCTCCTCTTACAGGAAATTTTAAGAGCCAGAGGCTTTAAAGGCAAAAACGGCAAAGCCTTGAAACTTACATGGACAGCAGATGCGAACACGATTTACGCTCTGAAAGCTTATCAGGAATCCAGAAAAGAAGTTTTGGAAGTGGACGGAATATGCGGACCTGCCACATGGAAAGACCTGATTGCAATCTAAAGGAATAAAAAAAGGAACTCTATGTTACAGAGTTCCTTTTGAATAAACCTTCTAAAACAATTCATTGTCTGCGTAGTGCGCCATAAGTTTATATAACACAAATTCTGGTGATAAATTTCGCCTTTTACATTTCTTCAAAAAGCTGTTGGGCAACTCAAGGCTGATGTGATTATTTGATTCTGGTTCTTTATATGATTTTTTGTTATTGCACTCTGAAAGTAAGTTTTCATCTCTTAGTAACTGCAAGAAATCTTTTCCTTTTGAAGTTATTCTATATCTCTTCGAGTTTCTCTCAATAAAACCTAACCCCCTCAAATATTGCGTGCGACATGATAAGTCGCTGCTCGACTTGAACGACATACTGTATTTCTGGTTTGCCACCTGTTTTAGTGCTGATCCGGTTAGCACCCCTGCTTCTGTTTCTAATTCTTGCAAAATCTCTGCGAAATAAAGTGTACAGGCTTGTATATGTTTGCCCAGTGAAATTTCGGAGGGCGTATTTAACAGATTGATGCCTGCATCTGTGAGCGAGTAAGTTTTGAAATCCGTTTCACGCAATAACTTCCATTTGCACAGTGTAACCAGAGTCATTCGAACAGTGTTTGTGGATTTTATATTATGATTCGATTCTAAAAAAGCTGAAAAGCGAGAGAATGATTTCTCGCAGTCCCTGAAAAAATTCAACATAACCAGAGTGCTTGACATTAAATTGCTTTTATCCGGAATGTATCCAGCACCTCGTTCTCTACTCATTTCCCTCTCCTTTTCCCAACGACTTTATTGAGAAATCTGAAGCGAAGCCTTCTATCGCATCGATATAATCTATATCTTCATCCTCCCATTCACAATTAGGATACCTTTCCCGGAATCTATCGACAATATTTAACACGGTTTTATACGCTGCTTGATCGGCTCCGTATTGGTCATCTAAATCTTTAGACCATGGATGGATCTTGCCTTCTCCCAGAAGCGTATCATATACAAACGTTACTTCTATGATATCTGTTTTCCTGACGGATTCTTCCAATAGATCCAGGACATATTCCGGTGGAGTTCGAACTCCTGCTTCCCATGACTCAAGTGTGCGGAGCGGAATGTTATAGCGCCTGGAGAACTCTGCTCTGGAGACTCCTATATAATTTCTCATTTCTGTAATATTCACAATTGTTACCTCCTTCATATTGAAACAATACCACACATTGTACGGTATTGTCAAAGCTTTATTGCATAATTAAAATGATAACAGCTATGAGCTGATTCTTCTGTTCCTATATCGTTGAGCAAAGCAGAAGTCGTTCGGTTCGGCATGGTAAAACGCTGGGAAAGATAACGCAGGGAAGCGCCGATCTCAC